AAATACTAGTATTGATTCGTAGTTTCATCAACTTAAAACCAGAGGAAAACAATGGAAGAACTAATCAAAGCAACCGGTAAGGTGAAGATTGTAGTACATGATGAAAATGGTGTAGTAAAAGAAGAACGTAACATTGACAATCTAGTGGTGACTGTAGGTAAGGCATACATCTCTTCACGTATGATTGGCACATCTTCAGGTGTGATGTCACACATGGAAGTGGGTACAGACAACACAGCAGCAGTAGCTGGCAACACCACTCTAGGTGCAGCTGTGGCAAGCTCACGTACTTCTTTGACTTCATCAACACAAACCACCTCATCAACCACCAACGACTCTGTGCAATATGTTTGTACATTCGCAGCTGGTACAGGTACAGGTGCTCTAGTGGAAGCAGGTATCTTCAATGCTTCATCAGCAGGTACCATGTTGTGCCGCACTGTGTTCTCAGTAGTGAACAAAGGTGCATCAGACGCTATGACCATCACTTGGACTGTCACACTTTCATAATTAAAAACTAATGCCAGCATTATTGCCGATTAGGTTCCGGACGGAACTTGCACGCAGTTTTCACCGAGATATTGTAAACACATTGAATGTCCCTAGTGGAGAGTTGAACACTCTGAACACTTTGGACACCACAATGTACACCTATTCGGCAACTGCTGGAGACACTGAATTCACAGGTGAGGACATCAAAGGTAAAACTTTGACATATACACCTGGAAGAATTGAAGTCTTTGTAGATGGTGACAAGGTGTTAACTGATGACTACATTGCCACAGATGGTACCAGTGTGGAACTTCTGACACCCATAGGTGAAGAAGTCACCACACTCACCATCAATGGAATAGAATTTGAGGATTCTGATGTGGATGACGGTGCAGACACCATCACCTACGTGGATCATGGATTCAATGAAGGTGACAAGGTGATTTATTTCGAAAATGGCGCCGCAGCTGGTATCACCAATCTGGTGAATGCTGTGTCCTATTTCATCATTGTGATAGATGATGACACCATCAAACTGGCAACAAGTCGAGCATTTGCCATTGCATCCTCACCTACTGCTATCAATATAAATGCATCCGCTGCATCAGGTTCTGCTTTTCAACTAATTCTCGTGGAAGAATACATTGAAGATGTTGCGGTGGATGAACAACTTTTGAATCTACATGGTGTGAATGTGTTAACCTCAGGTGTGAACACAGCCACAGAAACCATCACCAGTTCCTCTCATGGATTTTCTAACGGTGATATAGTTAGTTACTTTTCCAATGGTGGCTCTGCCATCGGAGGATTGGTAAATGAGACTGAATACTTTGTGGTGGGAGCCACCGCAAACACCTTTCAAGTGTCCTCGACATCTGGGGGATCAGCCATCAATCTCACAAGCACAGGAAACAGTGCACAAGCATTCCTGAAAATTGACAACACATTCTATCTACCTGACCATGGTTTTGTGACTGGACAAGAAGTCACATACGCGGAAGATTCTGGTTCAATTGCAACATTGACAGATGGCACTAATTATTTCATCATCAAAGTGACAGCCGATACCATCAAGTTGGCCACCACACTTGCCAACGCTGATGCTGGTACTGCCATCAATATCACTCCTCTGTTCGGACTGGGTGACACCACGTTGACAGGTCCCTTGGATCAAACTGTGACCATCAACACCTTCACTATAACCAATTTTCCCAACCCACATGATTTCTTCTACGTGTTCTTGTCTCGTCCCTTGGAATGGGCAACAGAACCTACAGCACCTACTCCTGTGGACACACGTTCTGAGGACAGTTCTGTAAAGAGAAACATTTTAGGTGTGAAGAAGGTGAATCCTAGTGATGTGACATTGATGGCAAGAAGAATTGATTGGGAAGCTGACACCGTATATGTGCAATATGATGACACTGTGGATATGTCAGATGAAGATTTCTATGCGTTCAACAGTAACAATTTCAGAATCTACAAGTGTTTGGACAACAACAATGGCAATCCATCCACAGTGCTACCTGCTTTCTCAGAAGTGGGTCCTAAAACATTGTCTGATGGATACACCTGGCAGTTGATGTATGAAGTTCCTGCTGCAGACCGTGTGAAATTTCTGAATGATGATTACATTCCAGTGAAATTCTATGGTACATCCACACGATTTGACCATAACGGCACCATCAGTGAAATAATTCTGGATTCCCAAGGATCCAGTTACACCACAACACCAACAGTCATCATTGTGGGTGATGGTGTTGGTGCTGAAGCCACAGCTGAGATATCCGCAGGTCTGGTTACAGGATTGAATCTCACTGATGGCGGTTCTGGATACAGCTTTGCATTTGTGTTGATTCTTGGTGGTGGTGGTACAGGTGCTTCAGGTTCTGTGGTTATTGAAACCACAGACTTGCCCAACATCGTGAATCAAAATGTTGCTGGATATGCTGTTGCCACCAACGGACAAATTGACTTCATAGAAATTGTTGATGGTGGTTCTGGATATGTTCAAGCCACCACTGCTGTGTCTGTTAACGGTGATGGAACTGGAGCTGCAGCTGAGTTGACAGTGGTGGATGGTGAAATCACTGGCGTTACCATCACAGACCGTGGCACAGGATACACATTTGCTGAATTGGACATCAGTGGTGATGGTACAAATGGTGAACTTCGTGCCGTGATTTCACCTCAAGGCGGTCATGGTTCCAATATTCCACAAGAATTGTTTGCCACAACAATAGGCATCACCGTAGCCATTGAAGATTTCCAAGAAGATTTTTTCCTAGAAAATGATTTTCGTCAATATGGCATCATCAAAAACATTAAGACATTTGACAATGAAACTTTGTTCTCTGCCAATACAGGTAACGCATGTTTCGTGATAACAGTGCCTGATGGAACCAAATACAATCTTGATGATGTTGTGACCACAGATAGTAATGGAGAATACATCGTGGCATATGTGAGCAACACAACTGTTTATCTGCTACCAGTGATAAATAATATCAGTGATGAATCCATATTGGAAAATGTCACAACAGGTGAATCTGGGTTGACCATCACCACATTGGTTGAGCCTGAAATTTCTCAACGTACGGGTGAAGTTATCTATCTAAGCAATATCGCACCATTGGTGCGTCAGTCTGAACAAACAGAAACATTCAAATTGTTTATCAACTTCTAATAACACATGGCCAAGCTTAATCTCAACACCTATCCATACTATGATGACTTTGATTTGGACAAGAACTTTCACAAGGTTCTGTTCAAACCAGGGTTTTCAGTTCAAGCTCGTGAACTAACACAACTCCAAACCATCCTACAGGATCAAGTCAAGAGATTTGGTGACAACATCTTCAAGGAAGGTAGTGTGATTTCTGGATGTCCAGAATCCACAAACTTTGGTGTGGATGTTGTGAAAATTCTTGATACTGATACTTCCGGTCAAGAAATCACAGACGAAAATTTGTTGGCATTGGAAGGAAAAATATTGGTAGGTGCTGATGATAATGTAAAAGCTGTTGTGAAGAAGGTGGCTACTGGTAGTGAAACCACCACATACAAGGCTTTGTTCCTCCAATACGTTTCACAAGGTGATAGTGGTACCACAGAAACATTTTCTGCTGATGAAGTGCTCACCCAAGATGATGATGAAAACATCACAGTAATCATTGCTGACTCTTCAGAAACACCCGTCACCAAGGGTTCATTGTTCTCTGTGGGTGATGGTGTGGTGTATGCCAACGGCTTCTTCATTCGTCATTACGCACAAACCATTGTGTTGGAAAAGTACAGTGAGACACCTAGCAAAAAAGTAGGTTTCTTGGTAAATGAAGAAATCATCACCTCTGATGATGATGAAACATTGTTGGATCCAGCACAAGGTGCATTCAATTACACTGCTCCAGGTGCTGATAGATTCAAACTGTCTACTGAATTAGTGGCTTTCCCTATCGATGAAACAGTGGAAGGATTCTTCATTCTGTATGAAGTGAATGCTGGTGCCATCAGCCGTCGGTATGACAGAACACAATATGCAGAACTAAACAAAACATTGGCACGTAGAACCTATGATGAATCAGGTGACTACGTGGTAAGTCCTTTCAACTATCATATTCGTGAACATCTTGTGGATGATGACACTGATGGTGTGTACACAGCAGGACAAGGTGGTGACAATGGAAAACTAGCCCTAGGCGTGGAGCCTGGCAAAGCCTATGTACGAGGCTTTGAATATGAGCTGTTTGCCACCAAATATTTGGATGTTGAGAAGCCCACAGACACCCTTGAAAGAACAGCCATCAAATTGTCCACAGCCTACGGCAACTATTTGATTGTGGATGAATTGTGTGGTAGTTTCCCTTCCAATGGTGCCTTGGTTTCACTACGAGGAACAGCTGCAGGTGCTGTCACAGCCACAACATATTCAGCAACATCAGCTCCAGGTTCACAAATTGGTACTGCTCGTGTTGCCACTGTGGAATACATCACAGGCACACCTGGTGCCGCAGCCGCACAATATCGTGTGTACTTGTATGATATTGAAATGACTGGTGGTAGTGTGGCAGACATTCGTGGATTGTATCGTGATAATGCAGCCAAAGACTTTCATGCTGACGTAGTAACTACTCCTGCTGTGTTGAAAGAATCTACATACTCACCTTACATCTTTCCCACCACATACAATTATGTCAAGACATTGCAACCCAGCACACTTGACAATTCATTCACATACAGAAAACATTTCACATCTGTGGCTGTGGCTGCTAACGGTTCAGCTTCCATCAGTGTGTCAGGTGATGAAACATTCGCTTTCACTTCTGCCACCGACGCCACTATTCTAGCTGAATTCATTGTGGTAGCAGAAACTGCGGTAAGCACAGGTTCTGCTGTTTACACAGCAGGTGAAATCATCAACATGACTGGTGCCAACATGACTGTGACACCTGGCACCAGCACCATCAATTTCAATATTCATACACCTGGTGGTTTGACTGGTTCACCCACGGTGTCTGTGTTGGCTTCAGTGTCACGTTCTGATGTCACTCCCAGAACCAAGACCTTGAACAAAGACCGATACATCAGACTTCAAGTCACCAAGAAATTAGGTTTTGTCAGTGGTACCACTTACCTAGTGGCAACAGCAGGCACTGGTACTCCCAACATCACATTTGCATATAATGCTTCTGTGAACATCACTTCAGAAGATTGTCCAGCAGGTAGTAAAATCTACACCTCTGCCAATGCCTTGTTGGGTACTGTGTCATCTGTGACAGCAAGAAATGATGGAACTTCAACTGGTCCAATTGTAGTATTGACATCCAATTCCGCCGCTAGCATCACCACTACAGGTAGCACACCTCTTCGTGTGGTGCATCCAAACTGGGATGTGGTGGCCAAGAAGTTCACCACCTCACCTTCATTGGGTCTGTGTGACATTTATGCGTTGGATTACATCAAGGCAGGTGACGTGGAAACCTCCTGGGCCACCATCAATTCTTCAGGTGATGACTTTACCGGTCAATTCAAAATCAAAAACGGACAAACAGACAGTCATTACAATTTAGGAACTGTGGAAGGAAGCTTCGTGGAAGAACGTCGCTATGTGATTCGTGTGGATCACTTCACACACAATGCGGGTGCCTTCTTTGATGTGGACAGCTATCCTTTACCTACACAAGGTGATAGTCCTACCTCCTCACAAATTGATTGGCACCAGATTCCATTGTACGTAGGTAGTAATGGTAAGAAATATGAAATGAGAGATGTTTTGGATTTCCGTGTCACTGTGGCCAACGTGGCAACTTCCACCACCACACTGACTTCATCCAACATCAATCCTATTGGTTACACTGCATCCACAAAATCCTTCACAGGATTTACACCACATTTTATTCCTCATCCACAAGAAGAATTCATCACAGATGTTGAATGGAATCTGCCACGTGTGGACAGAGTGATTTTGGATGCTGATGGCAACTTCACAGTGATTGAAGGACAGGCATCTGATAATCCCTTGACACCAAGATTGCCATCCAATTGTATGGATCTAGGTGTGTTGCAACTACCTCCCTTCCCTGCATTGTCACCTAAAACTGCCAAGTTGGCAGGTCGTCCCGCCAATGCTTCCAGCTTCAGCAAGGCAGCTTTACAACGTCGGTACACCATGGCGGACATTGGTGTGATTGAAAAGCGTTTAGGTAAATTGGAAGAATTCACCAAGTTGTCCTTCTTGGAACAAAAGACCATCAACACTCTGATTTACAATGATTCAGGTGAAGAACGATTCAAGAATGGTGTGTTGGTGGATTCATTTGACAGAGCGAACAAAGTCAATTTCAATAATGAAACCAATAACTGTTTGATTTTCAAGGGAGTTTTGTCCCCTAGATTGGACTCTGACCCAATTGACCTTGAAGTGTCTAGCGTCAGCAGTGTGGTGTTGGCTCCTGAAGATGCTAAAATTGTGGTTCGTCAAACAGTAGGTGCCACCAAATTTGCTGTGGGTGAAACAGTGTCACAAGCCACATCAAGTGCCACGGGTGAAGTAGAACATATTGTGGAAATTGCACGTGGTGGAAACTTCAAGTGGTCAAGATTGTACTTGGTGAATTGCACAGGAACTTTTGTGGCCAACACAGCATTCACCGTTACAGGCACCACCACCAGCACCACAGGTCTCATCACCTACACCAGCATCACAGAAGCCATTTTGGCAGAAGATTTCCGTCCAGACCTGGTGAGTTATCCATCTGATGGTGAAATTGCTACACTGCCATATGAACATGAAGTGTTCTCTGAAAATCCCTATGCCTCTGAATCTGTGTCTGTGACCAACAACGTGGTGTACGGTTATGAAGGTAGTATTGGATTGATTCCAGCAGAAGATGTTTGGTTTGAACACAGAACAAAACCAGAAGTCATCAATCATTACAACACAGAAGTTATCATCAAAGAAGTGGAAACAAAAACAGAAATTGTCCGCACACTGGATAGAATAGTGGAAACTGAGATTTTTGTTTGCAAAGGTTTTCCTGAGCCTATAATAATTGAGGAGCCTCCACCTCCTCCTGTTAAAAAGGAAAGACCTCCTGTATTCATTGAACAGGATTGGAATTTGAAGCCCATCAAGATTAAAGGTGTAGGTGGTGTTTTAGGACCTCCAGCCATCATTGAAGTCACACCTTTGGATACTCCAGTTCTTGAAGGACTTCCTATCAGCTTGCCAGTTGATTCACCTGCTCCTGTAGAAGAAACACCATCAACCTACATCCCCGCAGACGTTGGCGGCGGAGGCAGTGGTGGTCGTGACCCCGTAACGTACGGTGGCAGCGGCATGACCTGGAAAGGTGGAGAAATTGAACCAATATCTAGCTTTGCTTTCCAAGATGTTAACCAAATCTAACAGAGTTAAATAATGACTAGCATAAACGACATTACTCCTCCAATTCTGCAACAGCCAACAGATGAACCACTACCCTATATGCGTAGTGCCACCATCAATTTCACTGCCAAGGGGTTGAAACCCAACACTCGGGTGTTTCCTTTCTTTGATGGACAGTTAGTCACAGACCATTGCCGTCCTGTTGTTGCAACTGTGTTTGGTGGAAATCTTGTCACAAATAATAGTGGTGAACTTGATGGTGTGTTTCGCATTCCTGCTGAAACATTCAAGACTGGCACCAGATTGTTTACGCTTATCAATCATCCCACTGATCCAAATGCTCAGACAGATTGTATAGCCATCACAACATATAATTCATACGGTGCCCTCACCTATGATGTAGGTAAGATTGCATCCACCAGAGCACCCAACATCACGTTCGCTCGTTCCACTTCTCCCAGAGAGTTGTCAGTGGAACGCACTGTTACAGTGAATCCATCCACAACCACCTTCAAGGATCCAGTGGCTCAAACCTTCTTTGTGTCTGGTTTGAACAATGGTATTTTCATCACAAAGGTGGATGTATACTTCAAGACCAAGCCAGCTTCTGCCACAGTACCCATCACATTGCAAATTCGTACCACCACAAATGGAAATCCAGGTACAGAAATTCTTCCTTTCAGCACGGTGACATTGCATCCTAAAGATGTGAATGCATCAACTGATGCTACTGCACCTACACAGTTCACCTTTCCATCACCTGTGTACTTGAAAAACAATGAAGAATATGCCATAGTGTTGTTGCCAGCAGGTGGTAGAGAAGGATATGAAGTGTGGACTGCTGTGCTGGGTCAAAACAAAATTGGTACAGAAGAAAAAATTGACAAGCAACCATCTGCGGGTCGTTTCTATGTGTCCAGCAACAGCGTAAATTGGACCGTGTCAGAAACCAGTGACATGAAGTTCACTATATATCGCGCCAACTTCACTGTGTCCAGCGGTAGTTTGATTTTGAAGAACAAAAAGATTGATTATCTTGGCATCAGTAGCAATTCTGTTGAAATTCTGGCAGGTGACACCTTGACAGGCGGCACCAGTAGTGCCATTGGTTCTGTGTTGTATTTTGACCGATACAACAATGTGGCACATACAGAAATCACATCTGGTACATTCTCTGATGGTGAAACTGTAACTATCAAAAGAACACCTACAGCTTCCAGCTCAGGCACTGCTGTGATAACTTTGGAACCATATGAAGATGACGTTGAAGGTAAATTGATTCATCAAATGTCATCTGGTATTTCCTATGTGGAATATAATGATTCTTCTCTTTCATTTGAACATAAAATCTACAATTCTTCTGAAGTACAACCTGCCGAATTCACACCCATGAAAAAAGAAGGTGTTTTCACATTGAGTGAAGAAAAGACTGTGTATTCACACAGTTATGAAACACTGGCAGGTGGGTTGAACATCTCAGACGACACTTTGGGGTCTGTGTTGGTGAAAGTGAACTTTGCCACCAACAATTCCAACATCTCACCCATTGTGGACATCACCAAGTCACAGGTGATTGGATATGAACATGTGATTCGTAGTGTACGTAGAACATTGTCAGGCACCTCCACCTTCAGCACTGGCAGCACCACCGTGACAGGTAAAACCACAGGTGATGAAACTGCTTTCATTGACCAAGTCATCCCTGGTTCAGTGCTTCGTAATTCTGGAGGCAAGGTGATTGGCGTGGTTCGTAGAGTCACAGCCAGAGACGGCATCACATTGGAATCTAACGCAGCAATTGATGGCACAGATGACATCATCACTGTGGATTATGAAGCCACAGATGTGCAAGGCAATTCCAAATATCACACCAGACTGGTTTCATTGCCCACTGGATCTGATGCTGATGATTTGCTGGTGTTCTTGGATGCTGAAATTCCATCAGGAACTGATATCAAAGTGTATGCAAAACTAATAGCACCAGGTGACACCACAGACCCCAAGAACCGTCCTTGGACACAGATGATTGTAAGTGCCAACAGCAACAGTCTAGGTGCTGGAGAGCTGGTGTACAAGTTCAACAAAAATGGTCATGATGAGGACACGGTGGTAGGAGGATTGAACAACTCTGGTGTGTTTACCTACACATCCAGTGGTTCCACATTCAGTCAATTCACTGCATTTGCTGTGAAAATCGTGATGCTTAGTGTGGATTCCTACTACATTCCTGCGGTGAACAGCATGCGTGCTCTGGCTATAATGGCATAATACCATGGATGAAATTAAAATTCGAAGAGACAGTCACAGTTCTGCGGTTGTAAACACTGATTTAGAGGGGTTGGCAGCATATAAAGCCAGACGTTTCAGTAAAGACAAAATGAAAGAACTTGAAACTGATATAAAT